CTCGTATACGTACACGAACATCGGTTCTCGTCTGGCCTTCCGCGGCAAAATCGTCCGGGCGCAAAGCGTGGCAGCGTACAAGGCGATACGCGAGGTGGCGTAAGCGCAAAGCGCCAAAGCGTGGAGCGAAGCGACTAAAACGAAAGAACGGGATTCGGATGGTTTCCGAATTCCATTTAAAAGGTATTCAAATACCGGCGAAGCCGGTCGAAAAAATAGAATTTTGAGGTATATGAAAAAGATTATCGCATTTTTAAAAATGAGTAACCGTTACAAGCATCTTATCGGTGGTTTGATGGTAGGTCTATTGGGATTTACTCCTTGGACGGCCTTTTATGCTGCGGCCATTGCAGCTTCCTGTCTGGAACTGAAAGATACTCTTCGGGGAAGTCCTTGGGACTGGATTGATTGGGGGCTCACCGTCGCGGGTGGCAGTATATCCGTTTTATTTTGGATGATAGTGTAATTCGTTTATCTGTTTTGCCTGTTAAATCAGTAACTTTGCAAGCGGTAGAGTTCCCCAATAGTCCGTGTGGTCTATCGCGGGTACAACAATGCGAATGCGAATGGCGGTGTGTCGAATGCGAATGCGAATAACGATGCTTCGAATACGAATGCGAATGTCGGCTCGCGTCTGGAAATCTAACAAATCGGCGTACAGCAGCGGGGACGTGTCCCCGAAGCGGTGCCGAGGGGAGCAAGCCACAGCAACAGCACCAGAAAAGGTGGAAAGCTGAAAAATCACGCGTCGGGTGGAGTTTGGTAGGCTGTTATCAGTTCGAAGAAGTCAGACCCGGGGAAAGGAAGGCCCTCATCTTCCATGTTTATTAACCAATAGCTTATGCGCAGGGAAGGATATATTATCGAGGAAATCATCGAATACTCCAATATGTCGGAGGCATTCGATTCGGTACTTCGCGGAACCGATCGTAAGAGGTCAAGGCAGGGACGATTCCTGCTTGCCCATAGGGAGAAGATTATCACCGAACTGACGGCTTCCATTGCGGACGGCTCATTCCGGCTGGGCGGCTACCATGAGAGGGAAATTGAAGAATACGGTAAAAAACGTATTTTGCAGATCCTGTCCATGAAAGACCGCATCGCTGTGTTTGCCATCATGAATGTGGTGGACCGCCACCTGCAAAAACGTTATATCCGGACAACCGGTGCAAGCATCAAAAGGCGCGGTACTCATGACCTGATGAACTGCATACGTACCGATTTGCAAAAAAATCCGGAAGGCACGCTTTACGCATACAAATTTGACATCCGGAGGTTTTATGACAATGCGCGGCAGGACTTTGTTATGTGGTGCTTCCGGAGGGTGTTCAAGGACAAAAGGCTGTTGGTCTTGTTGGAGCGGTTTGTTAAGCTGCTGCCGGAAGGTATCAGTTTCGGACTGCGCAGTTCACAAGGGGCAGGAAATCTGCTTCTGTCTGTATTTTTAGACCACTATCTGAAGGATAAGTACGGGGTTCGTTATTACTATCGCTATTGCGATGACGGACTGGTACTCGGTAAAACGAAAGCGGAATTGTGGAAGATTCGTGATGCTATTCACGGGCAAATGGAGAAAATAGACTTGGAAATCAAGCCGAATGAACGGGTGTTTCCTGTAGAAGAAGGCATTGATTTCCTTGGCTATGTTATCCGTCCTGACTATGTGAGATTGCGGAAACGTATCAAGCAGAAGTTTGCCCGGAAGATGCACGAGGTAAAATCGAGAAAAAGACGGCGGGAACTGATTGCCAGTTTCTACGGCATGACGAAGCACGCCGACTGTAATAAGTTGTTTAAAAAATTAACAGGCAAAGAAATGAGAAGTTTTAAAGACTTGAATGTCGCTTACAAGCCGGAGGACGGCAAGAAGCGATTTCCCGGAGTGGTGGTAAGTATCCGGGAACTGGTAAACTTACCGATTGTAGTGAAGGACTTCGAGACCGGTATCAAGACCGAGCAGGGAGAAGACCGCTGTATTGTGGCCATCGAAGTGAACGGCGAGGCAAAGAAATTCTTCACCAACAGCGAGGAAATGAAGAATATTCTCGCACAAGTGAAAGAAATGCCGGATGGTTTTCCGTTTGAAACGACCATCAAGACAGAGACCTTCGGCAAAGGTAGAACCAAATACGTGTTTACATGAGAAGAGTTGAAGGAAGTGCCGGTGTGTCGCTGATGGAATGCACGAACCCGGTTAAAGACAAATGGCGCATCCGCTGGGATGTGCAGGAGAAAGAGGACGGCTCTGCCTCCTACATGGAAGAAGAGTTCAGCCATAAGCCCACTGATGAAGAAATCCGCACATTGGTTATGTCCTGGTATAACAGCCAGACTGATGCAGCTATCCTGTCCGGATTCGTGTATAAGGATGCCCCTGTATGGCTTTCTACGGAGAATCAGTATAACTATAAGGCAGCATACGACTTGGCTGTTCAGACGGGCGGAGAGACCCTTCCAGTTACATTCAAATTCGGTTCGGATGAACAGCCCGAATACCAAACCTTTGATAATTTGGATGAATTGAAGGACTTCTATACGAAAGCGGTAAGGTATATCCAGAAGGCTCTGGCTGAAGGCTGGAAGAAGAAGGATAAGTTCAATTTGGAATTATACCAGGTTGAATGATTGACAATCCCTTCGGGGGAGGGATAAAAAAAGCCCCCGGCCTGTTAAAAATCATCTCACCTACTTTTAACTTAAACGCATCCAGTGCGCACGACCGGGGGCAATGCCCTCGCCGCGCACTGGATGCGTTTTTAAATCAAAAGTAAGTGAGATGTTGCAAATGTACGAATTTTAACTGGATATGAAAGTAATTGAGATACTAAAATTGAACAGGGAGCTTTTAAAAACATGCCATTACATGGGCATACGACCCGATGATGTGCAATATATAGAACTATATAATGAATATAACAAGTTGCATACCAATGGTGAAAAAGTGTCTTATATCGTAGCAACGCTTTCCCTACGATATGGCATCAGTGAACGAAAGGTATATGACCTGATCAGGCGTTTTAAAACCGACTGCAATTTGTGTGCAGTGTAATCAGGACTTCCTCCCACTAAAGGCAAACTTCCCTACCCTACCTTTGTATCGCAATAAATAACATTCATATCATGAACAAGTATTATCAAATCTTAGGCAAGGTGCTTTCGTCCGGAAAGATGCAAAGCAATAAAAAAGGGAATATCCGCTACCTACTGAATGAACAGCTGACGCTGCTCCCTGCCGACCTTCTTGATATATTCGAGGGGCATACCATAGCGCGGAAGAAGTTAAAAAACGAGTTACAACTGTTTATGAGAGGGGAGCGCAACGTGGAAAAATACAGGGAAGTCGGCATCAACTGGTGGGACTACTGCGGCTCAATCCTTGTGAACAGCTACCCAACTTATTTTGAAAAACTGCCGCCACTCATCGAACGCATAAACAGGGAAAAAAGGAACAGCAAGAACTATATATTGTTTCTCGGATCTACTGGAACGGAAAGTAACCAGGCTCCATGCCTTAGTCTTGTTCAGTTCCAGATAGAGCAAGGAGAACTGGTCATGACCGCCTATCAGCGAAGCAGTGATGCGAATTTAGGACTGCCGGCAGATATTTATCATTTGTACCTAATATCAAGGCAGATTGAGTTGCCGCTAAAATCCATCACCCTGAATCTGGGGAACGTGCATATTTACGAAAACAACATCGACAAAACAGAACAACTGCTTTCCGGCAATGAAAATGTAAAATTTGAATTGAACGTATGAGAAAGATGTATCTGTCAGCCCCTCTCCCATTTGTCGGGCAAAAGCGCATGTTCGCCAAGGAATTCATGAAAGTGTTGGAGCAATATCCGGATGGGACATTGTTTGTTGACTTGTTCGGTGGCTCCGGACTGTTATCGCACATTACCAAATCCCTCAAGCCCCACTCTACTGTTATCTATAATGACTTCGATAACTACCGCTTCCGCATGAAGCATATTCCGCAGACAAATCAGCTGCTTGCTGACATTCGCGAAATGGTAGGAAATTCCGTACCACGTCATAAAATCATTAAAGGAGAACTGCGTGAACGAATATTCAGCCGCATCGAGCAGGAAGAGAATACCACCGGATATGTGGATTTCATTACCCTCTCCTCCTCTCTTCTGTTTTCCATGAAATACAAACTGTCTGTTCAGGATATGCGGAAGGAAGCTTTATACAACAACATACGTAAGACCGGATACCCGGAATGTACGGACTATCTTGAAGGGCTGGAAATCGTATCCTGCGATTACAAGGAAGTGTTCAACCGGTATAAAGATATTCCTGGGGTAGTATTTCTTGTTGATCCGCCCTATCTGTCCACTGACGTAGGAACCTATAACATGTACTGGAATATGGCCGACTACCTGGATGTACTGAATGTACTGAAGGGGCATTCATACGTATATTTCACTTCCAACAAATCTTCAATTCTGGAGTTGTGCGAATGGATAGGTAAAAATAAGGATTTAGGTAATCCTTTTGAAAACTGTACAAAGGTAGAATTCAATGCTCACATGAATTACAACTCTTCTTACACAGATATGATGCTTTATAAGAATGAGGCTGCCTGACGACGTTTACTTTGCCTGTATTGAACAGAAAAGCCGCAGACGGTAATTTATACGTCCACGGCTTTTTCTGTTTAATACAGGCGGTCATTACAGCCGCTTGATGGCCACACACTGATACACCTCGATACTTTCCACAATATCCTCATGGTTGTGATTGGTGTCACTCTCCACCAGATCCAGCTCCAGAAAGGTTTCCCCGCTCAGTCCGGCAAGCCTTGCATGAATCAGTCCTGGCAGGTCAAACACCTTCAGCGCATCTTCCTGCAGCTCGCTGCCCTCAGCACTCGAACCTTCCCAGTCCGTCACGATGTGCAGCTTGATCAAAGGTTCTGCCCGGTACTCCACACCGGGAACAATCGCGTTCCACTGTATAGGGCAGAATTCCACAAAGACAGCCGGACGCTCCCAGTTCTCTTCCTGCTCGATGAACTCCACATTGTGGTTCCACAAGTCTATGTGCTTGATAAGGTCAATGGCCTTCAGTTCGCTGCAAAGCAGCCGATAAAGTTCTTTTCTCATTTTCTTATGATATTATATTCAATGGTGAAATACTCTGTTAGGTTCTCTTCTACAATCTCACGGACGGCTTTTTCCACTTCAGGCGATGTGCCGAGGAAACGGCGGCGGGGTATCTTGATGGTGCTTCCTTCTTTCTTTAAAGCCATGAACATCCAAAAATCGGCTTCTGTATCAAGCCGGGCATTTCGTTTGTCTTTCCGCAGTTTTCCGTCCTTCCTTCTCCCGAACGACCCGGTAGCCTCATAATACTTATGCCAGAAGAAACGCTTCATTCGCCCTGTCACCACTATTTCACCACCATCATTATGAATGGCCGCATAGGGCAGAGAAGTAAAGAAGGTAATGCTGTTTTCCGTCGTCCGGCTCCCAATACTTTTCCGAAGCGCCCCGGTATCTGTCAGTATGGCTCTGCCTTCATCCCGGATGGGACTTTTCCGCCGCTGCCATTTCTCACTGAAAAAAGCTTGCCGCTCAAAGTTCTTGTCAAACTCATCGCTCATTTCCACCTGAATGTCTTTCAGTATCCGGGCCACTACTTTTTTAACGTCTTCGTTCATTCCCAGTCAAAGTTAAATTTCAATTGTACCGTATCGTCCGGCAAATCATTTTTAGGGTCTGCGGACGCCTTAAGCATATTGTAGAATGTACGCTCACTAATAGCATACACAGGATATATGTACCGCCGCCATATTTCACGGTTCGGTACGCCGTGACTGGCATAATGGTCATATATCCTGTTTACTTCTACTACACGCTTCTGATAACTAACTCCGTGCCGCTTTCCCATATAGGTTTAATCGTTCATAGACGGTTTTACTTTAGGTTTATAGGGACGGATGTCAAGCGTCATTTTTGCACTTACCGTTACCCGACCACTTCCTTCACACTGGGGGCAAACACCATAGGTCGGAAAAGTGGAATAATCACCTGTTTTTATGCGGCCTGTGCCGTGACATACACGGCACAAGGCTACTTTAGAGGGCTTTTCTATATTCTGTATCATATCAATTCATATTAAGATTCTGTCATTCCCAGTGGAATAGGTTTCCACATTCCGTTTTCGTTCTTAATCTCAGCACGGATGAACTGTTTGCTCACTTCCGGCTGGTAGGCTTCCTCAATGATGCGTACACCTTCAATGAAACGGTCATCTCCGGTTTCCATGGCCACTTTGCGAAGCTGCACGATGCGCGAAGCCTTCAGCGTACCCTTGGCATCACGGGCCAACAGACGAAGCACCATGCTCACCAGTGCCTTGGTCTTTTCATCTTTGGCCAAGCCTTCGATATATTCCTTCACAATGGCTATACCGTCTTCCACCGTGTCACGGTAACCGTCGGTCACATACACACCCAGCGTGATTCGTTTGTCGCCTTCACTGTTAGTAAAGGTATGGCTGCGCTGGTCATCCTTCACCTTGGTCTTGAAAAGGTCTGCCTTCATTTCCAGAATGGTTTTGAAGTTGTCCATCACAGTCTGCTTGCTTGCCTTGATCTGCTCACTGATGCCCAGCAGTACCGGAATGGAGTTGGCTATCTCCTCATCCACCATCTGTTTGTACATTTCGCGGTCATTCTTGGCTTTTTCCTCTGCCGCTTTCTTTGCTTTTTCTCTCTGGAAGGCTTCAAATTCCGCCTTTTCCTCTGCCGTCATTACCACGGTCGTTTGTTTCATTTCTTCCATGATTCTTGTTTTTTGGGGTTATTGGTTTTCATAATCCTGCATTTCAGGTTCGTCTTCCATCAGCATAGCCTCTCCGTTGGCGTATGCCCAATCAGCCAGTTCGCTATAAAACTCGGCTGCATCCTGCTTCTCCATATCAGAGGCAAGCAGGTTGATTTCCTTTTTCAGATTCTCTAAAATCTTTGTGTTTCTATTTTCCATATCCTATCAGTTTGCCGGAGCATCAGGGTCAATCTGAATGAGTGACACCATGCTCATGGGGTTAATCGTTTGCTTTTCTTTCTTTGGCTTCAAGCCGCCTTTCCGTTGTATGGACCGAAGCTTTACCGCCAGTTCATCCAGTTCG